ACTATAACAGCAACATTATCAAGTGCTACTGCAAATAGCTATGTCACATTGGCAGAAGCTAATACATATTTTGAAACCGTACCAGATTCAAGCACCTGGACTAGTAAAACAGACGACCAAAAGAACAGAGCACTAATAGCAGCTACAAGATGGATCGACAGCTTTATATTCTATGGAGACAGATGCGATCAAGGTCAAGCACTAAAATTTCCTAGAAATAACTACCAGGTAGATGATGTAGAACTATCTTGCACAACAATTCCAAACAATATTAAATATGCACAGTATGAACTAGCCAGGGCTTTAGCAAATGAAACAGATGCTATGACAGGCAATACAGGTACAGACGGAAATATTGAAGAAGTAAAGTTGGGAGATATTCAAGTTAAGTACAACACAAGTAGTCAAGGCACTGGAACTGTAAATAATATTATGGACAAATACCCGTGGTTACAAAGTTATCTTGGAGCATATATGCTAGGTGGAGCAGGAGCTTTTCAAATGAGAGTGGTTAGAGGATAATGGCAGGACAATTAGACGCAACATTTAAAAAGATAGCAAAACAAGTTGTATCTCAACTTGGAGTTTCTTTAGATAATGAGATTACTTACATAAGAAAAGGAGTATCAAGTTATAACAATGAAACGGGAGAATATCACACAGTAGATACTGAATATACATTTAAGACTCCTTTAGAGTTTGTAGATTCAGATGAGGAAAGTGGGTTTCAAGAAAACACTGCAAGGTTATATATTACTCCCGATCAAATTGGAAATAGCCAACCAGTGCTTCAAGATGAAATAAAATTAACTTTTTCTGGTTCAACTAGGTTCGCTAAAATTATGGACATTAGAACACTAAAGGGTGGTCAAGAGTATTTATTTCGTTTGAGGATTGTATTCTAATGACTTTAGTAAATGCAAGAGCAGCTATAGAGACAGCAATACAAGACGCTGTTGCAGACTCCGATCCAACTGTAACTGTAGTTTTTGATAATACTCCATTTACAACTCCAGGAAAAAACAAAAAATATGTAATGGTAAATATAAACTTCAACCAGGCTACTGCTCAACCACAAGGAGCAGCTCAAACTTATTATCAAGGTTCAGTTAGATGCGGTGTAATGACACCTCCGCACAAAGGATCTGCCATTGCATCTGCATTATCGGAGATAGTCATAACAGGACTAACTTCTGTTAATACATCTACTTATGTAGATAAATTTTCATGCAGTCCTAGAGTTACACAAATCGTAGGACCAACAGCAGTAACTACAGAAGGTGACAGCCACTTTCTTAGTGTTGTAAGTTGCAACTTTAGTGCCAATGGGTAGAAGAGTAAGACCTATTACACAATTACCAGACGACTTAAGAGAAATAGTCGAAACTGCTAGATCCAACGCAGCAGCAAGAATAGTTTATGGACTTCAAAGTGATGGTCCGTGGTGGTCAGGCCATTTTGCTAAAAGTTGGAAAGTATCTACAAGTCCTGTAAAACCTACAAAAGATAAAACGAGAGAACGAAAAGATCAACAATTACCAAGTCAATTTAATGACAGAGAAAATAATAATGAGGTTCAATGTTCTCCTCCAAGTAGTAGAGCACAAAGAACAACAGGTGGAGCAGGAGAAGCACCTATGACATGGTTTATGGATACAGTTGAATATCCAGGAAAAACGGGTAGAGTACCAGGTTTACCAGAAATTCCAGCAATAGGTTTAAACAGTCATATATACATAGGAAACGAAGCTAAATATGCTGGTTTTGCTGTAAACAGACCTAATGCCACAATGCCTGATACACAAGGAAATCCAGTAACGTATGAGCAGCACGGAAAAAGACATCAGTTAAGTTCTAGGGATCGCAACCCAAACTGGTATAAGGTTTACACAGAACATAATGCGTTTCTTAAAAATGACATAACCAAAGGTTTTATATCTGCTGGTTTTAAGACAGGTTACAGAAGTTTATGACGCATAGACAATATTAAGGTATATTATAGTAGTACAGAAAAATTAATTTATGGCTGACAAAAGAGCTATTGACAAGCTAAAAGAAGCATTTTGCATCGACAATCGCAGTCGTTACATTATTAAAAAAGAAGATGTAGTAATTTTAGAAATATACTGGAAGCCTTTAACTATTGCGGATAGAGAAGCAATATATAAAACACTTGCTGGAATGAACAAAGCTAATGATACTGAGAGTTTAGAGTATGCTTTGCAGGTCATAATGAATAAAGCAGAAGATGAGAATGGTAATAAATTATTTAGTGAAGGAGATCGTGCTTCATTAAGAAGAGAAATACCTTTAACTGTTCTTACTGATTTGATGTTAAAAATGCAAGGAGTAGAGGAGGAGGTAGATACCGTAAACTCTAAAAGTACATCTTGACGAGGATAACAATTTATTTTTACAGTTTTTCTTATGTGAAAAGCTAGGTTATACTCTGCAAGATTTTAGAAATAAGGTAACTTATGAGGAATTGATATATTGGAGTTCATATTTACAGTTAAAAAGTGAGCGAGAAAAGGCAGAATATGACAGAATAGGAAAAGAATCTAAATTTAAGCGACAAAGTTAGATGGCAAATGACGCTGTTTACGAAGTTAATATAAAGTTAAATGCTCAAAATTTTGAGCAAGAACTTAACACGTTAAAGCAAAAATTAGAAAGATTTACCAAAGAAGCTAAGAGAAAAAACGAAAAAGATCCAATATTTAAAGAAGGAAGAGAGTTAACAGTATTAAAGTCTATTCAAAGCACTCAAAACAAATTAAATGAATTAAAAAGATTTGGAGTATCTACATCACAACAACAAGTCAAGTTAACTGAAGCAAAAGCAAAAGTAGAGAAAGGTCAGTTTAGAGCAGCAAAAAATTTAGTAAGTCAAGCACAGTTATTAAATTTAGAAAAAGCTGAAGATTTACGCATAGCAAAATTACTGGTAGCAGAAGAAAAAAAGAGAGAACGAGAACAGAAAAAACAAATAGACTTACAAAAAAGGAGAGGGCAAGCAATCGTAAAAAGTGCTGCGATTGGTGGTGGTTTTCCTTTGTTATTCGGAGGTGGACTAGGACAAGCTATACCAGGTGCTATTGGTGGTGCGTTAGGTGAGGCAGCAAGTCCTGGTGGTGGTTTCGCTGGTTCTATTGCAGCTACAGCATTAGTTTCTCAGTTACAACAAATTGGTCAAGCATCTCTTGAAACAGCCAAAAAGATGGGTACTTTGAATGGAAAGTTAGAACTTGCAAGAGAGCGATCTTTATTTACATCAAACGAAACCGAAGAATTGGCTCGCCAACTAGAAAGACAAGGAAAAGTACAGCAGTTAAATAATTTATTATCCAATGAGTATCAACAGATAGTAGGTAGTAAAGGAGTAGAAAATTTAAGAAAACTAAATGAGGTATCTAGTGAATTTAATAGACTCATGGGAATACTAAAGACTAAGTTTGACGCGTTTATAGCTGGTCCTTTAACGGATTTACTACAGTTTTTAAACAAAAGTTTATCTGCCGATGCAACGGCAGGGCAATTTAGAGAGTTTAGAAAAAGTTTAAAAGGATCACAGAAAGAATTTTTTGAAGAACAATTAAAAGAATTAAGAGGAACAAGAGGTAAAAGTTCTGGACCGATTACAACAGCAATAATGGAAGAAATGTTGAAAAGATTTCAACAGACACCAAATGTTATTTCTAAAGGTAAATCTGGTAAAAAATTAACAGCAGAAGCACAACTAGGTATAGATCGTTTAGCAGATTTAGATGCAGAGATTGAAAAGGCTACATTAAAAAATCAACTTTCAGAAAAAGAGTTCGAGACTGAAATGAGAATACAAGAAATAATGAAAGGCACTGTAGACATAACTGAAGATGAAATAAGAAAAAAATTAGATAAATTAGATGTTTTAGCTAAAGAGCAAGAAGAAATACAAAAGGTAAAAAACCTGTATGACAGTATTGCCAACAGTATAGAAACAGGAATAGTAGATGCTCTTGAAGGTGCAATAAACGGAACCAAAACACTTGGAGATGTTGCCAGTAGTGTATTTGCACAAATTCAAAGATCACTTTTACAGTTTGGTGTTAATTCTTTCTTAGGAGCTATTGGTATTCCTGGATTCGCAAATGGAGGTAGACCACCTGTAGGTAAGGCTTCAATCGTAGGTGAGAAAGGGCCAGAATTATTTGTACCTGATAGAGCAGGAACTATAATTCCAAACAATCAGTTAGGAGGTTCTACAAATGTAGTTGTAAACGTAGATGCTTCTGGATCATCAGTTGAAGGTGATGAAGATAGAGGAAAAGAACTTGGTCGACTTATATCAGTAGCGGTACAATCTGAATTAGTACAACAGAAAAGACCTGGAGGTTTACTTGCTTAATGGCTACTTTTCCTTCGATTACTCCAAAATACGGACAAC